AAATGGACCCATTAACAATTACCGCTGCAATGAGTGTAGCGAATAGCGCTTTTAATGCCATAAAACAGGGATTTTCAGCAGCTAGAGATATAGAGCAGATGAGTGGGGACATAGGTAGATGGATGGGGGCTGTCTCTGATATTGACAATGCCGAGAAACAAGCAAAGAATCCTCCCCTTTTCGGAAAGTTGTTTAAAGCTGGGTCTATAGAAGAGGCGGCTCTCGCTGCATATGCGGCTAAAAAGAAGCTAGAAGAACAAAGATACGAATTAAAAATATTTTTGAATATGACTTATGGCCCACAAGCATATGATGACTTGTTAAAGATGGAAGGTCAGATAAGAAAACAAAGACAAGAAACAGTTTACAAGCAACAACAATTACGAAGACAAATAGCAGAAGCTATAACTTGGTTTATTGTAGCAGCTATAGTTGGTGGCTTTGCTGTATTGGTAGCTGGTATTTGGATGAAGCAAGCTAAAGCTGATGGTTATATATACAAACCAAAAGAATATACTAAACAACAAAAAGTATGGCAGGGTAAAATTAAAAAAAAAAGTATACAACCTGTAGATTAAAAAAAAGAGTTACATCAAAGTATACAAATAAAAAGGCTTGCATATATCAAGGAGGAAACAAAACATTTACAATGATGATCGAGTCTTGGTGTCCTAAGAAATATAAATGTTTGTATGACCCAAATGGCAAAGAACCTAATATAGATCAAGTAATGGAAAGTTTAAGAAGCATAGGTAAGAAATGAAACAAAAAAAATTACAATCATCTAGTAAGTATAATGAATACGACATAGATGGCGATGGTATTGTTTCTGATGCAGAACTTTCTAATATGAAAGAAATAAAAGAAACAGAAACAGCCTTACGCAAAAACCTTGCTCAACTAAGAATGGCAAGGTATACTTTAATAGCTATGGGATTATTTACTTTTATGATGTTTATGCCTTTTATTAGTATAGAAAGAATTAATGCACTTGCAGAAATTTCTTCACTTTTCTACATTTCAGGCGCAGGCATCGTGGGTGCATACATGGGTACGACAGCTTGGATGAATAAAAAGTAATGGGCGGATTGAAAAAATCACAAAGGAGTTTAAAGGCTTGGGGTAAACAGAAGTGGCGAACCAAAAGTGGTAAACCTAGTACACAAGGGCCAAAAGCAACAGGCGAGCGTTACCTACCTGAAAAAGCAATTAAGGCTCTTTCGCCCTCTGAATACGCCCGTTCTACGGCTGCTAAACGAAAAGCAACTAGATCAGGTAAACAAGTATCTAAACAGCCAAAGAAGATTGCACGAAAGACGAGAGCTTATAGAAAGGTCACATAAATGGCAGTAGTAGTACCAGACATACCAGACCTGTTTGAAGAAGCGTATGCTAGAGCAGGATTAGAATTAAGAACTGGTAATGATTTAAGAAACGCTAGACGTAGTTTTAACTTATTAACTATGGAGTGGCAGAATAGAGGTTTAAATCTTTGGACAATAGCATCAGGCACTTTGTCCCTTACTTCAGGAACAGCAACCTACACTATGCCTACAGATACCGTAGATATATTAGAGCATCAGATTAGAACAGGTACTGGAACAAGTCAGGTAGATACAAACTTAACAAGAATTAGTGTTTCTACATATGCACAGCAAAGTGCAAAAAATACACAAGGTAAGCCTACACAGATATTTGTTCAAAGACTTGCTGGTTCTGTAACAGTTACAATGTGGCCTGTCCCAGACAGCGCAGACACATATACACTATCGTTTTTTAGAATTGTTGGCATAGATGGTATTGATTCTGGTATAGACGGAACAACAACATCTTTTGTGCCACCAAGATTTGCTCCATGTCTTGTTTCTGGATTGGCTTATTACATAGCTATGAAAAGACCAGAGGTTGCAAATAGAGTTGCCCCTCTTAAACAAGAATACGAGTTTCAGTTTCAATTAGCAGCAGGAGAAGATCAGGACAGCTCTTCTGCTAGATTTGTTCCTTATAATACATTTTATGGAGGTTAAAATTGCCAAGTAAAGTTACTAGAATAAGAAAAGATAGAACCGGTCAAGCAAAAACAGGACAGTTTAAAAATTTAGTTAATGCTGCTAAATCGGGTAAAATTACTACTGGAGAGGCGCAAAAGCGTATTAGAAAATTAGTATTAGCTAAGAAAAATGGCGGTAAATTAGATGCTGCAAAGAAAAAAATTACTGATCCTGACTATAATGTAATGTCTGGTAGAAAAGGTAATACCAACCAGAAAAAAGCAGAGAGTATGGGTAAAAAGGGCAGAAGAGCAGGTAAGGTAGAAAAAGCTATTTTAGGAACAATAGCACTAACGCCACAAGCAAGACTTGTAAAAGGTGCTGGTCAACTTGCAAAAAGAGTGATTAAGACTACAAAAGATGTGGGTACATCTACAATTGGAACGGCAAGAACACAGCCGAAAAGAGGTGCTGAATATAGAATGGTTCCTAAGAAAAAAGGCAAAGGCAAAACAATTAGCGGAATAAGCAAGAGGTCTACACAGACAGCACAAGGATTAAGAAAGACACCAAAGCCTACACTTAGCGCTTTAGGCGTTGCAGGATCTAAGCCTAAGAAAAAAACAACCACACCTACACCTAAGCCAAGACCAATGATGACTAAGCCAAAGCCAAGACCTAAATCTATAGGTAAGAAAAAAATGTTTATGAAAGAAGCTAGTGGCGTGTCAGGTAAAGACGCAAGAAATGCTCCGGATTCAAAGGTAGAATTTCAATCTAAAGTTAAGAAGAGGAAAAAATAATGGCACCTCCTAATAAAAGAAAAAAAATTAAAACTGGTGGTATGACGCTAGAGGAAGCAAAAAAAAAGATTAATGATCCTAATTACAACGTCATGTCTGGCAGAATAGAAAAAGATAAGAATGTACAGACCGGACCTAACAAAAGAAGAATAACAAAAGAAGACATGATGAATATTGGTATGGGTGTATTACCCTTTTCAAGAATACCAAAATTTTTAAGTCAATTACCTAGATTATTAAAGCCATCTCAAAGATTTCAAAGATTGGTTCAAGGCACTAGACAATCAAAAATAAAAGGTCAAGGCTCAGGTCAGTTTCTTCCAAAAAGAGTAAACCCTAGTGCTAAAAGAATAACAACTACAACGCCTACTGGTAGTGGTCGTGGAAAACCACCGCCACCAGTTAAGCCGGGATCTACACAATTAAAAAAGCCCGGTACATCTGTTATTAGCAGGCCTTTGCAAAGAATTAATACAAACAGAGGTCCGCAGCAGTTAGCAAATAGAGCAACTGTTGTTACCGGTGTTTCTGAGCTAGTCAAGCCAAAAAAATCTGTTGCAGACACTAAAACTAAAACTAAAAAGTCTAAAGGTGTCGTCACAGGCCCTGAACTTGATTTACCTAAAAAGAAAAAAACACCAAAAGTTGTTCAAAAAAAAGCTCCTGTAAAAAAGAAAAGGAGCAATATTGTAGGATCTTCTACTTATGACCCACAATTTACTTATGACAATTTAGTAAAAAGAGGTGGTAAAAAGTTTGCAAAAGCTAGAATGTCACCAGAAAATTATGCAAAAGTTAAAAAGAAAGCAGGAGGTGGTGCTATGAAAAAAACTATGAGAATGACAGGTGGAGGTTCTTTAAAGTCTGTTCCAGAGGGCAATAAAGGCAAAGGTCTTAGCAAATTACCTACAGAAGTTAGAAATAAAATGGGATACATGAAAAAAGGCGGCAAACTAACTTCTAATAAAGCAAAAATTAATAAGGTCACAACCGGATTAAGAAAAGCAGTTAAGGCTCATACAGGTCAAGCAAAAATGCTTTCATCTATAAGATTAAATAAAGGTGGAAAAGTAATAAAAATGCGTGGCGGAGGAGCTGCTACAAAAGGATTAAGATTTAATAGAGGTTACTAATTGTCGAGACTTATATGTAACCTTCCTGCAATAAATTTGTGGGTTAGGAAGGAATATCTCAGAGACCATCAAGATGGTCATGGTGAATTTGTAAAAGGTGTTTGGGTATCTTGCAAGTCTTTGCCGGGTAGGGCTTTTTACTTTGAAACATATTTACCAGAATATGGTGCAATGTTTGATAAACTTCCAATAAGCGCATTTGTTAGTGAGCCTAAAAAACCAAAACCAGATCTGCCTTTGTACAATTTACAGTTTTGGAATTGTATGGATTACAATGTAACTTGCATACAAAAACAGTTCATAGGCTCTATGAGCTATGAAGTTTATACAAGAGATGCGGGTGCGGTTAAAGGTTCTTATGTAGCCACACTTGATAATTATCATGGTGACATAGATACGGTTGATTTTAGCACTAGTGAAACACCAGAAGAACATAAGTCGCACAATATTATAGAATTAGAAAACGGGCAGTATTGTTTATATCCTAATAACAGAACTAGAATATATGATAATAGCTTGACACCCGCAGAGCCATTAACACCTGATTTTAAAGTTAGTACGC